GTAAAACTTTTAAACTATTGTTTTATATTGTTATTATTTTTTTAACCAATCTTACTTTATTAGAAAATTGACAGGGTTTAACAAAATTTAACAAAGTTGACATTATGTCAAATTTGATGCTAAAATAAGGTGCGTTTGTCAACTTTTAATAATAAAATAAGGCTAAAAAATGATAATAAAATTAATAAGTCTCGATAAACTTTACAACAATGATGGACAATTAAAGGGTTTGTCAATTAATCCTCGCCAAATCAGCACTGAAGACTTTTTAAAACTAAAAAAATCAATACAAGATAATCCTGAAATGTTGGAATTAAGAGAATTAATTGTATATCCACAAGACGATTATTTTATTGTTATCGCTGGTAACATGCGGTTAAGAGCTATGAAAGAGTTAGAATTTACTCACGCAACTTGTAAAGTTTTAGATAAAAATACATCGCTAGAAAAGTTAAAAGCCTATACTATCAAAGATAATATCAACCGTGGTGAATGGGATTTTGAATTATTAGCAAACGAATGGGATGTCGACGAGCTTATAGAATTTGGTCTTGACCTACCTGTTGATTTTGGTGCGTTTGAAGACGAGGACGAGGAATTAGACAACAAAAACGAGGATACTATACCAGAAGTTTTACACGAGCCTAAAACCAAAATGGGTGATGTGTGGATACTTGGTAGGCATCGGCTTATGTGCGGTGATAGCACAAGTATAGACAATGTAAATAAATTAATGAATGGCAATAAAACAGATATGGTTTTTACAGACCCTCCCTACAAAGTGGAAACAAGTGGAGGAGATTTTAATATAACTGGATTTAAAAAAACAATGAAAAGTATAGAACATTTATGTGATTTTAACCCAGTTGATTTTTTAAATGTGTTGCCAACAATTTTTAACAATAAAACAATAAATGCTTATGTATTTTGTAATAAAGACTTAATCCCTGATTATTTAAATTGGTGTTTAAAAAATAACTTTGCATTTAATATATTGGTCTGGAAAAAAAAAGGAGCAGTACCAATTGGCAGTACACATAGACCCGACATCGAATATTTATTACATTTTAGAAAGTCGGCAATTTGGAATACTGCACTTGAAAACGTAAATTATTCTAAATGTTTAGAATATGATAAGTTTTCTTATAAACAAAAACAAAACGAAGCGGGGGGGCATCCAACTCCTAAACCTGTAGAAATGATAGAAAACGAAATATTGATAAGCAGTAATAAAAATAGTATTGTAGTAGACTTGTTTGGTGGCTCGGGTAGTACATTAATAGCTTGTGAGAAAACAAAACGCATTAATTATAGTATGGAGCTTGACCCGCGTTACTGCGATGTAATAATAAAACGTTGGCAAGATTACACTAAAAAAGAAGCAATTTTAGAAGCAACTCAAGAAAAGTTTAATAATTTATAAAAGGATAAAAAAATGGGTAGAGTTACAAGACATTTAAAAGAATGTCACTGGAAAGAAATGCAGATTTTATACCAAACTGGAGAAAGCGTGAGAAATATATCGCAAAAGTTTGATATATCCCATACAACAGTGTGGAATAAAATTAAAAAAGAAAATTGGCAAAGAGATTTAATAACTCGAGAACTTGACGACGTGAGAAATCAAATAGCAAAATTAAGCAAAATTCCAGACCCTGAGCAATTAGATCAATTAGGTAACATATTAAAACAAGATATTGATGAAATTTTTTTACTAACGAAAACCTTAACTAATCTGCAAAAAGGTGCATTAAATTTACATGGCATGATTTTAAAAGATACATTGACTAAAATGAGGTCGGGTGATATTAAAGCAATGGAAGCATCGCGAATAGCACAAGCACAAGGCTTAACTGTAGATAAAATAGCCTCGATGGCTGGAATAAGTAAAGAAAATCCAACTACTGCGGTACAAATTAATAATAATCTTGACAAGGCAGATTTGTCTAATCTATCACCGATTGAAGCAAGTTTTGAATATCAAAAATTAATTAAATGAATTATTTAGATAATTTTGATTTTAAAAATCCTGATTACACAAGCATTTTTAATAAGCGTATTCAGATGCTTAATAAAATCAGAAATAAAGAAATAAACATATTTGCTTTAAAAGAATATTACAAAAACAATTTGGCAGATTTTATATCGGATTGGGGTTGCACCGCAGATTATACAGCACCAACCGATAAACCCAAAATTATTCCTTTTATTTTGTTTAAAAAACAACGAGAATGCATTGATTTTATTTTACAAAACTGGCAAAATAACGAAAATGGATTAATAGAAAAAACACGACAGATGGGCATAAGCTGGGTTGCAATGGCGTTAAGTTGTTCAATGTGTTTATTTTATCCTAATCTCAAAATAGGATTTGGCTCAAGAAAAGAGGAATATGTTGATAAAAAAGGCGACTCCAAATCATTATTTGAAAAAGGTCGTGATTTTATGAATTTATTGCCTCCAGAATTTTCTGACAATTGGAACGAAAAAAACAATAGCAAATATATGCAATTAAAATTTAACAATAATAGTACAATAATCGGCGAAGCTGGAGATAATATCGGTCGTGGTGATACGACAAGTCTTTATTTTGTTGATGAGTCTGCATTTTTGGAAAGACCACAAAAAGCAGAAGCTAGTTTATCGCAAGGCACACGTTGTAGAATTGATATTTCAACACCCAACGGGATTAATTTGTTTTACCAAAAAAAAATCTCAGGCAAAGTTAAAGTATTTACTTTCAATTGGCGCGACGACCCGCGAAAAGATGAAGCGTGGTACGAAAAACAGAAAAAAGATTTAGACCCATTAATTTTAGCACAAGAGGTTGATATTAGTTATACAGATAGTGTGGAAGGCATTGTTATTCCGAATATTTGGATACAATCAGCTATTGATGCGCACATAAAATTAAAATTTGAACCAACTGGCAATAAAATTAATGCATTGGATGTAGCCGACGAAGGAAGTGATTTAAACGCATTATGTAGCAGACATGGCATTATAGTAACTCAACTTGAAGAATGGAGCGGTAAAAATAGCGATATTGGTTATACAGCACAAAAAGCTATTATGTTATGCGATAATGTAGACAGTAGGACATTAATATATGATGCAGACGGTTTAGGAGCAGGAATTAAAGGTTATGCTAGAATTGCTAACGAAAAGAGACGCAATAAAATAAATATTACTTCATTTAGAGGAAGTGGTGCTATAATTAAACCAGAAACTAAAGAATTTGGCGATAGACTTAATAAAGATTTTTTTGTCAATTTTAAGGCTCAAGCGTGGTGGAATTTACGTAAACGTTTTGAAAACACATATAATGCGGTTGAAAAAAAAGAAATAAAAAATATTGATGAATTAATATCTATCCCAAGTAATATTAATAATTTTAATAAATTAATTAGTGAATTATCTCAACCAACATATTCGATTAATGGTGCGGGTAAAATTGTAATTAATAAAAAACCAGAAGGTGTAAAATCACCAAATTTAGCCGATGCTTTAATGATGTGTTTTGCTCCAAATTCTAGCAAACCACTTAAAATTAATCCTAACGCTTTTAAACAATTAGGTATACAATTATGACAAATAAAAAACCACATATTAAAATAAAATCTAAAACTGGCGTTTTATCGCCAACTGCTAAACAAATAATAGCCGAATGGCAATTAAAAAATAATCCTGTAAACCGCATTAATAATTTTAAACTGCCAGACTTTTTTGGCAATGAACAAAAACTAACTACAGATAATAACACAATATTTGACAATGAAAGCCTTCCTATTAATTCTTGCGGTCAAGTCAATCAAAATGAATTAAGAGCAGTTGTAAATAGCTATTTTATGGGTTATCCTGCTTATTCTATATTATCTCAAAACGGAGTAATACAAAATATTATACAATCTTATGCAAATCATTGTTTTAGAGAAGGTTTTGAGATTAGAAGTAGAAATAATGCTCAAGATAAAACAGATAAAATTAATGCTATTTTAAAAGAATTTGACCGATTAAAAGTTAAAGAAAATTATATACTTGCTACGGAAATGATGGTAATGTTCGGCGGTTGCAAACTTTATCATAAAATTAAAGGTGATGATGAGCAAGATGAATATCTTACACCTTTTTATCCTAAACAAAAAGTTAAAAAAGGTGATTTGTTATATTTAAAAGTAATTGAACCTTTATACACTAGTCCATTAAATTTTAATGCTACAGACGCATTATTAGAACATTTTTATCAACCTCAAGAGTGGAAAGTTTTATTGCATACTTTGCATACAAGTAGACTTTGTCATTTTGCATATAATTATACACCAACACTCCTTAAACCTGTATATTGGTTTTATGGAATGCCTTTAATTCAACTAGTATTGTCTTATTTAGTGGGTTTTGAAAGCGTTAGAAAAGATATTATTAATGTAGTAAGTCGCTATAATATTAATGTATTTGGAACTTCATTAGATGCATTATTAAATTACGATGGTGAAAGTACATTCCAAGATGGACAAGATTGTTATTCACGATTAAAATTAGCTCAAGCAATAATGTCTAACTTTTCGATATTTGCAATGGATAATAATCCAGAAGCTCCCGAGACGTGGCAACAATTTAATATGACAATTGCTGGACTTAGCGAGATATTATCTCAAAATGCAGAACTTGTATGTGCAGTGTGTAGAATGCCATCTATTATTTTATATGGAACAAGTCCTAAAGGTTTTAACTCGACAGGCGATGTTGAGTTAAGAGTATTTTATGATTTAATAGCATCAATTCAAAAAAATAAAATTTTACCGCATTTAAATGTTACTTTTGAATTAATCCAGTTAAGTTTATTTGGTGAAGTTGACGATAATTTATTTATTGAATTTAATCCATTGTGGACACCATCCGAATTAGAACAATCACAAATACAATTAAATAACATGCATACAGACGTTGGGTATCACACCGCTGGAATAATAGCCACTGAAGAAATAAGAAAAAAATTAGGTGCTAATGTAAAATCTGGTTATGACCATTTAATGAATGATGATGAGTTTAATAATTTAATGAGTGAATTTAACAATGAAAATCCAGAAATACAAGACAATATCAATTCAACAAACGAATGAAGCAGATACATTGTTGTATAAAAAATCATTGTCAAAATTGACTGTTGCAATGTTAAAAGAATATCACCAAGCAATACTCGATTATTATAGACAATATAGACATTATATAGTAGGAGATTTTGATATTGTAACAGGATTGCAAAATATTATTAATCGTATTGGTGAAAAATGGTTTGATGTATTTAATAAATATTCTTTTGAATTAGCTAAACAAACTGTCTATAAAGCAACAGATTTTAGCACTAAACAATTTAATCGAATGAAAGACAACAATCCTTTTTTATTAAAAAACACAAAAAACTTACAACAAACGACTAAAATTGTAGATGCATCAATTGCAGAAAACGTAAGTTTAATAAAATCAATACCAACAGAATTACATGATAAAGTATTAAGTTCCGTAATGCGTTCTGTAGGAAGTGGCAATAATTTACAACAATTAACTCAAGATTTATCTAAAATAACTAATCAAACTAAAAAACGTATTAATTTAATTGCAACAGACCAAGTTGCAAAAGCAACAGCATTAATTAATCAACAAAACGCAATAGATGCTGGTTTTACAATGGCAGTTTGGAAAAAATCAATAGCAGGAAAAACACACAGAAAATCCCATTCAGAAGCGGACGGAAGAGAGTTTGATATTACAAAAGGTTGTTTAATTGATGGTGAATATATTTTACCTCGGGAGAAAATAAATTGCAAATGTAGTTATAAATTAATTATAAAATAACTTGACATTTTAAATACTTATATGGTATGATTGCTCAATTATTAATAATTCAAACTTTAAGACGTTGTGATAACGGCTCGGAGTAGTCTCAATAATAGTCTACTCTAATTTTTAAAAAGTAGATTATGCCAAATTCTTTAATTAAAAAAATTCATGAAGAAACTAAAGAACCTATAGAAAAATTAGAAGCTATTTGGGAAAAAGCAATCTTAGAAACAAAAGCTAAAAATATTGAAAATAAATATGCATATGCAGTAGGTGCGTTAGAAGCTGTTAAAAAAAATATTGTAACAGATAGCAACCGTATCGAACAGCCTTTTAATTATTTAACAGTTGAAAATTGCGTTTTAAC